TTGTGAAAAAACGAGTGCCAAAATTTAAGGGGGGATTATATGGCAGGAAGACCAAGAAAATCAGATGCCTTGAAAGCTCATCAGGGTACTTTGAGAAAATCAAGGATAAATAAGAATGAGATTAGGGTTGAGGCTTTGAAGAAAATGCCTGAACCTCCGAAACACTTTGGGCAAGAAGTAAAAGATATTTGGTTTAACTCTGGAAATGAGTTAATTGATAAAGGTGTGCTTACTGCTATTGATTTGCCTGCATTCTCGAGGTATTGCCAGCATTATCATTTTTATAATTTGCATACTGAGTATTTGAATGACGAAAGTACGACCGCACAAGATTATTATAAAGTTTTGTCTATCTCAAAGTATTTGACTGATTTTGAAACAAACTTTGGTTTAAATCCTCGTGGCCGTGCTAATATGAATATTGTTTCAAAAGTTACGATTAGTCCGTTGAAGGCTAAAATAGAAGCGTCTCGTTTAAAAAAGGTTTCTTAATATGAAATATGACAAATCTATAAAACTTATTGAAGATAAAATATTGAATGGGGCTATTCCTGCTGGGCAGTTGTTGAAGGATTGTGTTATTAGGCATAGGCGAGATTTGGAGACTGGGAAGGAACGAGGTATTTATTTTGATCACGAAAAGGGTATTGATGTTGTTAGGTTTGCGGAGTTGTTGAATGATTTTAAGAATGAGCCTGCGACTTTGTTTTGGTGGCAAAAGTTGGAGTATTATTATTTTTTTGGATGGCGGAGAGCTGATACCAAAGGCCGAAGATATAGAACGATGTACTGCTCGATGGCTCGGAAGAACCAAAAGACATTGACGAGAGTACCAAAGATTTTTTACCATGGGTTGGTGGAAAATAATTATAACCCTGAAGTTTATATTGTTGCTAATAAGGAAGATCAGGCTAAAATCTGTTTTTCTGACGTAAAGACTATTTTAGATTATAATGAGGATTTACAGAGTTATTTTAGAAAAACATCTGAGGTAATTTATTCTATTGAAGACCAGAGTAAGATTAGTTTTTTGACATCTAACCCAAAAACTGCCGATGGTACGAGGCCGACTTATGGGATTATTGACGAGTACCATGAGTTTGAAACTGATGATATGCCCAATGTGCTGCGGTCGGGTATGATTAATAGGCGTGAGAAGATTCTGGAGTATATTACTACCAGAGGATTTGACAAAAGTAAACCGTGCTATGTGAATGAGCAAAACCTTTATATTCCAATTGTAAAGGGGATTATTGAGAATGATTCAATTTTTGTCTTGATATTTTCGCCTGATGATGGGGATGATATATTTGACCCAAAGACATGGTATAAGGGCAACCCGAACCTTGGGATAACTATACCAGTAAAGGATTTTAAAGAAGATTTGATAAATGCCTTTCAAAAAGGTGAGCAGAGTTTTGTGGAGTTTAAGACTAAAAACTTAAATATTTGGGTTGATGCTCCGACAATTGTAATTAGCGATGAGGATTGGATGTCGAATTGTAATAAAGATTTACAATTAAGTGAGTTTTATGGAAAGGAGTGTTACGCTGGCTTTGATATGGCTATGACTGACGATATAGCAGCACTTTGTTTGATTTTTCCTAATTCTACAAGAAAAAATTATGATCGGCGAGTTGATTATGAAGCAAATGTAAGTTTTACGGTCTTTTGGTGGTTTTGGATTACTGAGGATTCACTAAAAAAATGCGAAGCTTCTGGAGTTTTTGAGATGAAAGACTGGGTAAAAAAGGGATTTATTACTGTGGTTGAGGGTAATTATCATAGCCATGTGCAGATACAGGAACAGATATTGGAATTAAATACGCTGTTTAATATAAAAGCCTTTGGTTTTGATCCTTTTAACATTGGCTCGATTGCTGAGGCTTGCCACAATGAGGGAATACGTATAAAAGAAGTTGTGCAGAAGTCGTTTATAAATGGCGGTGTGGAGGTGAGGAATGGTGGCGATAGAATTAACCTAAATGTAGGTTTGAGCCCTGTCATTGTTTGGTTTAAGCTGCTTATAGACAAGAAAAGATTGAACCATAACGGAAACCCTGTGATACGGTGGATGATACGGAATTTGAAACAAACGATTGATAGAAATAATAATCTTTGGTTTCAGAAAAACGATTTGAAACGAACGTATAAAATTGATGGTGTGAGTGCTTGTTTGGATGGGTTGGCCATTGTAATGTTTGAAGAGGAAGAGAAAGTTATTAGACTTAGACCACTTGGATAAAATGAAGAAGCTAAAAACACCACAAGAGTATTTTTCTGATTTAGTTAGTGAAAATCGTGCAAAAATGAAATTGCCTGATGCTTTTGATGATGCTCGACAAAAGTTTGAGCAGGAAAAAGGTTTGGCCGCTCCGTATTCTGATTCTGATTCTTTTAGAAATTCAAGAAAATATAAAAAATGAAAATATTAGATATAGTTAAAGAATTACCACAAAAAAAAGCATCTTTAGCCTATATGCCTAATACTACGGCTTCTGAGGTTGCAAGATTGATAAAAAAAGATATAAGGATAATTGGACTTACAAGAGGACAATTTTCATTAATTGATTTGATTTACTCAATCTTACAAAATATAGGTAGTTCAGATGTTATTTGTGCTACATGGTCGGCTGGAATAAAAGATGCAAATACGGTAAAATGGATAATTGATAGCAATTTAATAAAATCATTTTTGCTTGTTACGGATCATTCTTATGTTACTCGACAATCAAAATATGCTTTGCAATTGACTGAATTATTTGGGAAAGAAAATATTAGAACTTCAGAACTTCACGCCAAGTTTTGTTTAATTGCTAATGATAATTATAAGATTATTATTAGAACTTCAATGAATTTGAATGCTAATAGGACTTGTGAAAGTTTTGAAATTGACGAATCAACTGAAATTTATAATTTTTATAAAGATTTTATAACTCAAACTTTTGGAGAAATGCCAGTTGGATTTACTCCAGATTCATTAATTGTCAATAGATCATTAGACAGAATATTTAACAATTTAAAAAACCAATTTGATTGGTTATCTAATGAATAAATTAACAGAAGAACAAAGCATGATGCTGCAAAATATGGGTGCATTAGGCTATCCAGTTTCAAAAATATGTAGTATTATGTCTTTTGATAGGGAGACTTTTGAAAAAGAATTTAAAAATGAAAATTCTGAAATAAAAAAATTATATAACAAAGGTGTGGATTATAGTGGCTACTTGATTGATATAAAATTATTTGAAATGGCTAAGTCGGGAGATATTAAAGCTATTAATAAATTGGACGAACGCAAAAAGCAGGTTAAGAATAAATGACAAAAAACGGAAAAAACTTCCGTGTTGAAGCCCTTAAATAGTTGGAAATTTGAACACTCCAATTAACAAGGGCTTTTTTTTTATGAACGTTTTCCATCGTATAGGGAATTTTGCAGAGAATTTCGGTAATTTATTTGCCGAGAATCGCTCGACGTCTTCTATTAGGTACAATGGAAATAATATTGACAATTGGGACGAATTAACTGGTACATCTTCCTATACAAATGCTGGCATAACTATTAGCCCAGCCAATGCGGATTGCTTTACGGCGGTTTATTCTGCAAAAAAAATCATTTCTGAAAGTATTGCAAACTTACCGTTGCGGTTGATGAAACGCCAAGACGGTAGAACTACCGAAGCAACAGATCATAATTTGTATGAGATGTTGATGAAAGAGCCAAACGATTTTATGACCTGGTTTACTTTTAAGGAAACGCTTGTAAATAATGCTTTGACTTGGGGAAATGGCTTTGCGAGGATTTTTAGAAATGGGGCTGGCCAGCCGATACAATTACAAATATTAGAAAACTTTGAATGTACGCCGTACTACCTGAAACAGCCATCGGGCGAAACGCTGTATTATTATGTGTTTGGGCAATTGGTAGAAAAGCGTGATATGATTCATATTACTTGCATTGGTAGCAATGGTATAATTGGTAAAAGTCCAATCAGTATTGCGAGTGAAAGTATTGCTTTGGGTATTCAGGCACAAAACACAATGTCGAAGTTTTATAAAGGTAATCTTAAATCTAAGGCGGTGTTTTCGACACAAGGCGAACTTAGTGACCCTGCTTATGACCGTTTGAATCAGAGCATTAAAGATTCGATGCGAGGCGATAAGGACTTCTTTTTATTGGAAAATGGTAATAGCGTAACTACACTAACGATGTCTCCCCAAGATGCCGAGACATTGGCCACTCGTAAGTTTCAGGTTGAGGAAGTTGCGAGAATGTACCGTGTACCTCTTCACAAATTACAATCGCTTGACCGCTCTACTAATAATAATATTGAACAGCAATCGGATGACTTTAAGGTAGATTGTTTGCTGCCGTGGTCGGAGAAAATAGAACAGGAATTTAAACGTAAACTACTTTTAAACCGTGATAAACCTAATCATTGGTTTAATCTTGATATTGATTATGTGCTTAGGGCTGATAGCGTTAGCCGTAGCGTAGTGTATATGAACAGATTTAAAACTGGGTCGATTACGGGTAATATGATTCGTGAGCGTGAAGGTGAAAATAGGATTGATAACCCGATGTGTGATTTGCCGTTTGTGGGTTCTGGCGATATGCCACTTGATCAGGAGATTTGGAATGCAAAAAAACTTGATAATAAAATAGGTGCGTAATGGATGGATTTTTTGAAAATAGAGCCGTAGTAAGCGAACTGACTAAACCAGTGATGAAGGGTAAATCTTTATCGGGTTATTGGTTGCCGTTTAATGTTTTATCTCAACCGTTAGTCGGAGAGAGAGCAGGACAAAAAGTTGTTTTTCGTGAAATTATACCATCGTCTGCTTTGGATGTTGCCGATTTAACAAATGTTAAATGCTGTTTGAACCATGATGATAAAAATGAATTTTTAGGCCGTGTGCCAAACACTTTGACGATTGGGAAAGATGATAGAGGAATGACGTTTGAATGCGAACTACCTAATCTTGAAATAGGTAAAAAGGTCATTGAATTTACAAATAGAGGTGATTATCAGGGTAATTCATTTAGGTATTTGACAATGGCGGGCGATGATACTTGGGAGAGACAAGCCGACAATACATATATAAGAACGGTGAATAGGATTAGAGCGATTGTGCACATTGGGCCAGTGTTTGACCCTGCATTTACTCAAACAGATTTGACTGTGGCGATGCGTAGCTTGGAAGAAAGTGGAATGCTTGAAACTGAGGATATTGAAGTAGTTGATGAAGAAGAAGATGATTGGTCGGCTGATTTTATGCGTAAGGGCATGAAAACTATGAGAGGGCGTAAGATTGACATTATGGGAAAGTATTAATTTTAAAATCAAAATATAACAATGGATTTACTCGAATTAAAAGACAAAAGAAATAAGTTGGTGGTTGATATGCGTTTGGTAAACGACCGTTCGACTGGAGGTAATGAGCATGATGGTTTTGCTAATGCAGAAGACCGTGATCAATATCAGAAAATGGAAAATGATATTGTTGTGCTTGACCGTCAGATTAAGCGTACAGAGGCTTTAGAAGCACAAGAGCGAGAGACTGCTCAAACAAGTTTTGAGAGAGATGTAACTATCGACAAATCAAAGCAGGCTGAAATTTATGAGCGTGCATTTGACAAATGGGCAAGATTTCAAGAAGAGAATGGTTTTTCTGCTCAGGAGCGTTCGGTATTTTTGGCTCAGAACCGTGCGGCAACTACTCAAACGGCTTCAACTGGTGGTGTGTTAGTACCTCGTAGTTTGTTTAATGAGGTTGATATGGCTTTGAAAGCTTACGGTGGTGTGTATTCGGTTGCTCGTATTTTGACTGATAGCCGTGGTAACACCTTGGACATTCCGACTTTGGATGATACTGCAAACAAATCGGTGATTGTTGCGGAAAACACTGATATCGGTAATGGTACTGATTTAAGTTTTGGCTCTGTATCGCTTTCGGCCTACAAATACAAAACAGGCTGGATTAAAGTACCACAAGAATTGATTGAAGATTCTGATTTTAATATTACGGGTATGGTTACCGAGGCGATTGTTGAGCGTAATGCTCGTGCATTGGCTGATCACTTGACTACTGGTACAGGTTCTGGACAACCTCAGGGTGTTGTGACTGGTGCGAGTTCATCGGGTGTTAGTGCAGGTGCTACGGCCTTAACTGCCGATAACGTATTGGAATTGATTCACAAAATCAATCCTTCTTATCGTCGTTCTCCAAGTTTTTATTTGATGTTTAATGATGCTACATTATTAACATTGAGAAAATTAAAGGATTCGCAAAACAACTATATTTTTAATATGGGTGTGAAAGGCGGAGCTCCAGACACAATCTTTAATGTGCCGTTTGTGATTAATGACGACATGGCGAGTATTGCAACTGGTGCAACTTCAGTAATTGCGGGAGACTTCTCTAAATATATTGTTCGTACTGTAAATCAGCCTCGTTTGGTTCGTACTGACGAATTGTTTAAAGGTTCTGATCAGGTGGCGTTTAACTACTTTCAGAGAGTAGATGCTAAAATCATTAATTCGGCTGCCATCAAGAAATTGACACACGCATAATGAAAAAGGTAAAAGTAAAAGCTTTGCAGTCTTTTGGAGGTGGTGAATATCACCTCACAAAAGATGAAATAATAGAAGTGCCTGAAGAAATAGCACAGGATTGGATAAAATATGGATTAGCTGAAAAAGTAAAATAAATGAATATCCCTTTTCTAAGTGGTGTAGAGGTTTCTCGAGTAGCTGGTACAATTGTAAGTGTTGAACAGGCATTTACTTGGTGCAGGATAGATGGGTATGCGGTGAATCATCCTGAATATGGACTGGTTGAATCGCTGATATTAGCCGCTGAGGGAGAGATTGAAGCCTATTTAAACAAGATAATTAGAAAAGGGGTATTTGTTTTCAATTTTACTGGTTTTTGTGCTTTTGATGTAAATAAATATCCGTGTATTTCTATTGATTCAGTGAAATACCATAATGGTAGCACTCATGTAGATTTGGATTTGGCTAATTATGAAAAGTTTAAATACTCGAATGAGGGTGTTTTGATTAGGTATAAAGGAACATTGCCAACGGTGCAAGACCGTTTGGATGCCGTAAAGGTGACTGTTACCTGTGGCTACGAGCTGGCCAGTGTACCTAATTATATCAAAACCGCTATGCAACTAATGGTAGGCGAATGGTACAATAACCGTGATAATGGTAAAAAGGAGTTTCCGACCGTAGCAGAAAGTATTTTACGAAAACATAGAATGATGCGAGTATGAAAATAGATTCTGGCAAATTGGATTTAAGAATTACGATTGAAAAGCCTATTGAAACGCTAATTGCAGGAGAAATGGCCGCTCAAAGTTGGGAACTACATTATACTACTTGGGCGATGTATAAGCAGGTAACGAATCAGGAGCAGGAAAATGTAGAAGGAATGCAAAGGGTATCATCTGACATGATGGAGTTTACAATTAGATACCCATTACACAAGGCGATGCCAAGCACAAAAATGAGAGTGGTAGAAGTGGCTAAAGGTTTTATATACGACATAGAAAATGTGCGTATGATGGGAAGGAATGATTTTTTGGTTTTGGTGTGCAAACAAAGACAACAACGATAATGGAAGTTTTAGCGATTAAAAATACGGGTATGCATTGCAAAGGTGTGGTTTATAATCTGCCTGAACACGAGGCGATTGAACTTATTGCTGGTGGATTATTTGTGAATAAGGTATTAAATAATTTGATGAATGTTGATGCTGAGAAGTCCGAAGAGCAGGAAACTTATAGTTTAGATGGTAGTGAGAAGAAGAAAAAGTAATTAGACATTTATTAGACGTTGTTTAGACATTTCTTAGACATTTAAAATAATGGCATTTGTATTTGATATTGGGGTTGAGGGTGAGGAAAGTCTGGAAGGATTAGAGTTAGCTTTAAGAAATATGTCGATATCGGTGAATGAAGAAATACATATTGCTGCTTTAAAAAAGGCTGCCAATGTAGTAAAACAAAGGTTAGATGTTACTGCACCCGAGCGTACTTCTGAGTTTGTAAGGACTTTAAGGGTTGCAAAAACTAAGTACAAACAAATGGGTGAGTATCAAGTGATTGTGGGATTTAAGAAAGGTAGAGGTGGGAATGGAAAACCGTTGAAGGGTTTTATTGCTCATTTTTTGGAGTATGGTACACAGAATATGTCAGCACGGCCTTTTATGAGGCGAGCGGATTCTGCAACCAGAGAGCAACAGGAAAGGATTTATACGCAGGAAATACAAAGAGAAGTAGATAGACGATTGAACGGATTATGATAGAGGACGCACTCAGAACTAAATTATTATTGAACACTACGCTTACTGCTTTGGTGGCCGATAGGATTTATGTAAATGAAGCTCCGCAGGGAGGTGCAAAACCTTATGTTGTTTATACGGTAATAACTATTGAGCCGATTTATACTGCTCATTGTATTCAGGACGAGGTAACGATACAATATAGCGTTTTTGCAGAGCGATATGCATCGGCCAGAACGATTGTAAATGTAATAAGAACTGATTTAGAAAGATTTAGTGGTGTGCTTTCGGGTATTAGTGTGCTAAACATTGATTTTGCTGGACTGGGAGCAAGTGAAAAAGAAAAAGACAGCCGATTGGCTCATATAAGTTACGATTTTAAAACTACAATAAACAAATAAAGCAATGCCAAGACCAACGATGTTAGGGACTGAAATTGATATTTTTGTAGGTACAATAGCAGTTGCTTGTGCCGACGAAATTTCATTGGATATTTCATCAGATATGTTATCTACACTATGTGCAGGTAGCGGAGATATTAAGACAACAAGACCAGGAAAGAAAACTATTAAAGGTACTTTGAAAGGACTTGCATACGTATACACAACTGCTGAAGAGGCTACAAATCAGAGTTATTTTGATTGGCTTGATGCTATTTTGAATAATACATTATTGACAATTGCCTTTAAAACAAAAGTTGTTGGTGATAGAATTTTGACTGGAACGGCTTATGCATCTTCATTCAAATTGACTGCAAGTGTATCGGACAATAGTAAGTATGATGCGAGTTTTGAATTTCAGACTTTTACTACTAATACTTTAGTGACTGCTTAATGATTAGCAAAAAACAAAATTATTGTACGCTCAATATTGGAGGTATTGAGCGTACTTTAAAGTTTTCGATGGGAACACAGGAGTTATATCTTGATACTATTACAGAACTTTCGAAAGATAAAAAGCTAAATATTGATAATCCGATAACTCAAATTAAGGTTTTGTTTTATTGTGCCTTGGTTTTGGGTGATGCGAGTTTGAAAGAAACGCTTTCAATTAGTGTAGTTGGGAATTGGATTGATGATTGTGATGATGAAAGATTTGAGCAGGCAAATGAATTTGCATTGGAAACGATGGGTTTTATTTTGTCGGTCGAGCAATCTCAGTTCCACCGACAGATGGAAAAAATACAGAGCATGGGAATGAACCCATCCGAAATATTAGAAAAAGCCCTTTTGAGCAAATCTTAGAAGAAGCCTGTGAGGTTGGCCTTGATATAAATGTTGATGGTTTTTGGGAGATGCGACCCGATAATTATAGGCGAATAGTTGAGGCTTATTATTTTAAAGAACAAAAGTCTTGGTTGCCGTTTCGGAAGCTTTACGCAATCATTGGAAATATGATGAGTAGTGAAGATAACGGAGAAATTAAGGAGCAAGACTTTATATTTTTGCCGATGATTGACACGTTACCAATACCTAAAAAACAATCTCCACCCCTTGTATTGACCGACGAGCAAAGACGAGAAAAAGCAATACGGGCAGGACTAATAACAGAATAAGATGGCAAATATAAGACTGACAGCGAATGAAAGAGCCTTTGTTAATTCGATGGACAATGCAGCAGGTTCGGTTGGTCGATTATCTGCATCATTAAATATACAGTTGGCTCGTGCCATGCGAGAAACTGACAATATAAGCCGAAACTTTGCACAAGGTTTTGGTAAGCTTGGCGACAGGATATCTGGCGTTGGTCAAACGCTTACTTCTGCATTTACGCTACCGATAACAATAGCGGCTGGAGCTGCTGCTAAATTTTACGGCGACATTGATCAACTCAAACGTGCATTAGACGTCTATGGGGTTTCGCTTAATGAAATAAAACAAACTGCAAAACTCCCTGGTCTTGGGATAGAGGAAGCAGGAAAAGCAACAATCAATTTTTTAAGTGTAAAATACGCTGCCGACTTATCTAACAGAGCTGTGAGAGAGTTTGGCAATGCTTTGGTATATTCTGGGCGTGGCAAAGAAGATTTAGGCGGTATTGCTATTGCTTTTGCCCAAATGAAAGGTAAGGGTAATGTAATGGCACAGGAAATAAATCAAATTGCTGAGCGTTTGCCGATGATTAGAGATTTGATGATGCAAGCTTTTGGTACTTCTAATACAGAAGTAATACAAAAAATGGGTATTACAGCTGATGAGTTTTTAGGTAAAATAGTAGCAAGGTTAGAACAGTTACCTCGTGTAAGTGGAGGATTCAAAACCGCATGGGAAAATGTGATTGATAGCGTAAAGCTTGGGTCTTATGAGGTGGTGAATATAGCAGATAAGTTGTTTAATTTGACTGGTGCCTTAAATAGTGTTTCGGCATATATTGATTCTGCCATAAAATCATTTAAAGAACTTTCTCCAGAGATTCAAACAGCTATTTTTGTTATAGGTGGAATTGCTCTTGCTATTGGTCCTATTTTAGTTCTTATAGGATATCTTACTACTTCTGTAATACCTGCGTTTTTAGTTGGACTTGGATATTTATCAGCACCAATACTTGGTATTGCTGCTATTGTTGCGGTGGTGGTTGCTAATATTATAAAATATTGGGATCAAATAAAATCTGTACTTGTAAGTACTGGTATTTGGGATGGTGTTGCATCTATTTTTAAATATGGATTAGGCATATTAAATAGTTTAGTTGGTGTTTTTTATTCATTATTTACTGCTGATTGGGAAGGTTTTTGGAAAAACTTAAAAACTATTGTAGCGAGATTATGGAATGGATTAGTAGAGATACTTGTAACACCATTTAAGGCTTTATTTGAGCTTCAAAGAGTTATTGCAAATCAATTCAATTTTGAGTTTTTAGCTAATAGTGCAACGAAGGTTATTGGTTGGATTGATGCAATTGCAACAGATGTAAAAGCAAAAATACCTGAATCGACTAACTACTTAAAAAAATTGGGTGATGCTTTAAATAATGTTACAAATAAACCAAATATATCAGTTGGTGGAGGCACAGGAAAAGGTATTGATTTAGAAGAATTAAAAAAGCAAAGAGATATTTTAGGAAAACTAAATTTAAAAGAACTTATCTCAATCGGTGAAAAAGAATTTAACCAGAACTACGGTAAAAAATCACTTCCTACATTTTTTCAAGATATACTTGATGCTGGTACACGATTAAAGGCTGGCTTGCCAAAAATCATGGTCGGTCTCAATATGTCGGAGGCTGGAATGACAATTGATGAGCAGATAAAGAAAAACATTGCTGATAAAGCTTTGCTTGCATTTTATGAAACACAAGAATTAATAAGTAAAATGGCTACTGATTTGGGTAAAAATGTTTTGCCTGATGCCCTATCAAGTATTTTTGAATCGTTGGGAAGTGGGGAAGGATTTGCAAAAGGATTGGGTAGTGCCTTTAAATCAATACTTTCTACAATTGGTAGTTACATGATAGAACTTGGAAAGAAAGCATTGGTTGCTACTGCATTAATAGAAGGTTTGAAAAAAGCCTTTGGAACTGTGGCTGGTCCTGCTGCTGCTTTGGCAATGATTGCAGGAGGTGGATTATTAAAAGGTCTTGCAAACTCATTGTTTTCTCAAACTCCCAAATTTGCAAACGGTGGTATTGTTTCGGGGCCAACGCTGGGCTTAATGGGTGAGTATGCTGGGGCGAGGAGTAATCCTGAGGTTATTGCTCCGCTATCGAAATTAAAAGATTTGCTTGGTGGTGGTGGTGGTAGTATTGGGGTTGGTGAGATAAAATTGAGAGGAGAAGATTTATATATTATGTTACAAAGATATAATAACAGAGTAGGTAACTGATGGCATTAAATACAAAATATACACTGACGTTTGATGTTTTAGAAACTCCTGCTAAGGTTTTGGCTACTTATGTTGTCTACTTTAAAAAAGAAGGCTATACTGGTGTTATTACGGCTTTTACGGATGCTGAAGAGAATGGATTGAGGTCTAAGATAACGAACTCGAATGATAGTATTATTGGAATTAATGAGAAGAAAATAGAGATTGGTATTTTGACTGCTATTGATGTTTCGGAACTGCAAATAACAAAACCGAAAGAGTGGAAAATAGAAATAAAAAAGACTGTTGGCACTACCGTAACGAGCGATTTCGAGGGGTGGTTGATACCTACAAACAATGCAACAGATTACGAAGATGGTTTAAAATACGTTCGTTTAGAAGCAACCGACGGACTTAATTTTTTAAAGAACGTCGATTTTGTAAATGATAGCTCTGTTTATTATGATGGTGTTTATTCGATTTTTGAAATATTAAGATTGACACTTTTAAAAACTGGTCTATCTCTTAAAATTAATACGATCAATAATACTTTTGGCGTAAATGACAATAAAGCAGATACGCACGAGGCACTAAAACAGCGATTTGTAGATATTGATTTGCTGAGGGGTGATAATGAGCCTTTTGATTCGTATAAAGTGCTGGGCGATGTTGTGAAGACTGAAAAGTGCAGGGTGTATCAAGAAGATGGCGAATGGTGGATTGAGAATATTGCTGAGAAAGAAACAGGATTTGTAAAGAGTAGAAAATATAATGCTGATGGGAGTTTTGTAAGTGGTGGAACGCTGAATCTTGGCGTTGAGGCTGTACACAATAGTAATTATCAACCGATTGATGGTGGAGGATTGTCGAACACGATGCCGATAAAATGGGTAAAGGTTGAGCATAAGTTGGCGAAGTTTAAGAATAGGCTGGGGAATAAGGATTTTGCTAATTTTGTGGACGGTTCTTTTACAAATTGGTTTAAATCGGATGCTGGAATAAATATAAGTAGAGAAGGAAATGGAACGAGTGAAAATCTTTTTGGAGTAAAAATTAGCGGTTTTGCTACTAAAACATCAATAGCAAGAAGCTTGTATCATTCAATAGATTTGGCTGTTGGGCGTACTGCTGCATTAAAAGCAATTGAAAGAAATATTACGTTTTCGGGTAAGGCATATACAAGAGATGTAAAAAGTGCTTTGGTAAAGGTGATTTTGATTATTGAAACAAGCAATAGTGGAATTGGGTATTTTGGATTAAGTGATACAGGAGAATGGATTAGAAAGACGACTGATATAGGGCTTGATAATGTTGATATAAATGGCTACTCGAAAAAAGCACCAGTTAGTTGGGATATAATAAGTAAAAAA